TGTACGGATGCGGCACTACACCGGACTGACGACGGACCACCGGCTGCTGCACAACAGCACCCGCGTGCTGAACATCGGGCAGATCCTCAACCTCGACGAGCGCGGTATCGAGGACGAGCTGATGTGCAAAGAACCCACGGGTGAGAACTGATGGCGCGCGATGTCCTCGACATCAAGATCCGCGGCGACACCGAACTGATCGCGGCGCTGACCGCGTTGCCGGGCAAGGTTCAGCGTCGGGTGATGCGGAAGGCGGTCCGTGCTGCGCTGCGGCCCGTCGTCAAGACGGCGCGGCAACTGGCGCCGCAGCGGAAGCGGGAAGGCAAGTCGGGCCGGTTCACGAAGAGCGGTCTGCTCAAGGCGTCCATCGGGCAGCGGAACCCAAAGCTCTTCCCGAGCGGCGTGATCTGGGGTGCGGTCGGTCCGCGTAGCGGCTTCAAGGAGATTGGGCCACAAGGTCGGTTCGAGAACCCGACGAAGTACGCGCACATCCAGGAGTTCGGCAGCGAGCGAGTGCCGGCACAGCCGTTCATGCGTCCGGCCCTGGACCGCAACATCGTTTCCGTGATCGGCATCCTGAAGCGGACGACGCTCAAGGGCATCGACAAAGAGGTCGCGAAGCTGGGCCGGGGGAAGGTCAAGCGATGAGCAGCCTACGGGTAGCCCTGTTCCAGTTCTTGACGCAGCAGTCGGGCGTGATTGCACTGGTGAACGACCGCGTCTACCCGGTCGGAGAGTCGCCCAAGACGATCGTCTATCCGTACATCACCTATCAGAAGATCAGCAACCGGCACATCCGACACATGTCTGTCGGCTCACAACTGGCCGCGTCGCGGTTTCAGATCAACTGCTGGGCAAAGGACGCATCGGACGCCGACGCGGTAGGGCAAGCGGTTCGGGAAGCCATGGACAACCGCCGCGGCGACATCGGCACGGGCGGCAACGTGGTCAACCTCCGCGGCAGCTTCCTCGACAGCGACGACGAAGACTTTGAGCCACCGTCGGACGATAGCAAAGTCGGCCGGCATAACGCACGTCTCGACCTCATCATCTGGCACGTCGAATCGGCGACGCCGGTCTGAGTAAGGAGCCATCGACATGGCAGACATTGGAACTGGCGCAAGTATCTCGTTTCCGACTAGCGGGTGGACCGCACAGCTCACTGCGATCAACGGCGTCGACATCACCCGATCGGAGCACGGCACGTCGCACCTCGGGACGACGACCGGGATGACGTTCATCCCCGGCGATCTGTTCGATCCCGGTGGGCTCGATCTCGAGCTGCACTTCGACCAGGACAACACGCTGACCAACGTGCCGCCGTACAACGCTGCTGCCGAGACGATCACGGTGACGTTCCCGACACCGTCCGGCGGAGCGGGCGGAGCGACGATGGCGGCGACCGGGTTTATGACGGCGTTCTCCTGGACCGGCCCGCTCGAGGAGCTGATGTCAGCATCGGCGACGATCAAGTTCTCGGGCAACATCACATGGGCGGACGCGACATGATGCACGTTCAGTTCAGCACAGACACCAAGCACGGGAAGCGAGGGGAGATACGAGAGGTCGAGGACGCACTCGGCAACGGCTGGGTCATTCACGGCGTCGCCCAACGCGTACCCGCACCCCCCGCTCCACCTGTCGCCGACGTGGTCGCCGTGTCCGGCGTGTCGGTGCTCCATGCAGACATCGAGCCGGCCGAGAACGACGGGCCGGCGGCGAAGCGGCCCCGCAAGAAGAAGGAAATTTGATGCTCAGCAAAGACGCGATCTTCGCCGCCGACGATCTGCCCCGAGAAACCGTGAACGTCCCCGAGTGGGGCGGCGATGTGATCGTCCGTACGATGACCGGGGCCGAGCGTGACGCCTTCGAGTATCAACTGATGCAGGCCAAGAAGGGCGAGAAGCTCGACGGCCGCGGCCTCAAGGCGAGGATGTGCGTGCTCACGATCGTCAACGAGGCGGGCGATCCGCTGTTCGACGACCCGAGCGACGTGCTCACGTTGCAGACGAAGTCGGCCGCGGTTCTCAACCGTCTGTTCGAGGTCTCGTCCCGTCTCAACGGCTTGTCAGACGGAGACGTCGAGGAGCTGGCGGGAAACTCGCCAGCCGCTCCGAGCGGCGATTCTGGTTCAAGCTAGCACTGGCGCTGGGCATGTCCGTGACGAGAGCACAATCCGAGATCACGTCGCGGGAGTTCGCGGAGTGGCAGGCATACGACCGGCTCGACCCGTTCGGGCAGGACCGTGCCGACCTGCGCGCCGGCATCGTGGCGGCTGCGTCGCTCCAGCCGCATATGAAGAAGGGCCGCCGTGCGCGCCCCGCCGACTTCATGCCGGACTTCGCCAAGCGGCTTCGGAGAAAACAGTCCCCGCAACTGATGGAGCAGAAGCTCAAGGCGTACGTCACGGCTCATAACGCATACGTCAACCGGAACGGGGCCGCGTAGTGGCGACCATCGGCGGGATCACGGCGACGCTGACGGCGCGAACGGCACCGTTCACGAAGGCGATGAAGCGCGCCGGCAAGCAGGTCCAGACGTTCCGGTCGAAGATCGGCGGACTGACGAAGTCGCTCGGGTCGTTCGGCCTCGCATTAGGCGGCACCGCGGCTGTCGGCGGCCTGGTGGCGCTGACAAAAGGCAGCCTGGAAGCCGTCGACTCGCTCGGCAAGCTGTCGTCGAAGATCGGCATCGCATCTGAGCAGTTGGCGGGCCTGCGGTTCGCGGCACAGATCACCGGCGTCGAGGTCAAGGTCTTCGATAAGGCGATCACGCGGATGGTGGCGGCCATCGGCGAGGCGTCGACCGGCGTGGGCGAAGCGATCCGAGCACTCGACATGCTCGGTCTGTCCGCGAAGGATCTGATTCAACTGACACCGGATCAGCAGTTCCGCAAGATCGCGGACGCGATGGCGAACGTCGCGACGCAGTCCGAGAAGCTGGCGATCGCGGTCGACCTGTTCGGCCTGCGTGGTGCGGGCCTGCTCAATACGCTCGATCTGGGCACGGCTGGCCTGGACAAGATGCAGCGGAAGGCCGAGTCGCTCGGCATCGCGTTCGACAAGGTCGCGACGGATCAGGCCGCCGCCGCGATCGACGCGATGACCGAACTCAAGGCAGCGTTCCTCGGCTTGAGCCAAGCAATCGTTGTCGATGCGGCTCCGGCGCTGACGGACTTCACCACGGTCCTGGAAGCTGTCATCGCCGGGTTCGGTGACGCGGACGCGGCAGCCACAAAGACAGCCGATTCGTTCGGCAGCGTATTCAGCTTGGAGGGCGCAAAGCGCGGCGGCGTCTTCGGGTTCGCGATCCGCAAGGCAGCAGCGGCCCTGCGTGACTTGGAGGAGCAGGCCGACAAGCTCGCGCAGCCGATGGACCGCGTCGCATCCGGGATCAAGGCAGTCGCCGACGCACTGCCGCTGCCGACACCGGACCCAGGCGATCCGTTCGGCGCGTTCGCCGCCAGCATGAGGGAAGCGGCCGAGGCGCTGGAGCTGTTCAACGCCGAGGTCAGCCGAGCCGAACAGATATGGGAGCAGACGCTCACGCCGGCGGAACGGTTCGCGGAGACGCTGGCGGAACTGGAGCGGCTGCTCGCGGGCGGGTTCATCTCCGACGAGACGTTCGGCCGCGCACTCGAGCAGGCACGCAAGCGGCTGGAGCAAGCGACGAAGGCGGCCACCGACACTGTCGCCGATCTGGACTCGGTCGCGGACGCGGGGCCCGGCCGGACCGCCGACTTCAAGCAGGTCCGGCTATCACAAGTCGCGCTCAGTGGTACGTTCGCATCACGCGCGGAGAAGAACGTGGTCGAGGATGAAACGACTCACAAGCTGCTTGGGCAGATCCTCGAACATCAGCGGACGAACGAGCCACTGACGCTGAGGTGGGAGTGATGGCGAACACGCTCACGCTTGACATCATCGAGAACGCACGATGGACCGAGGTCGACGGGTATCTGACCGAGATCGTCCGTATGGCGATCGTCGTCGTGGGCGATACAGTACCGACGGACCCGCCGCCATTCGACTCGATCGTCGTGTGGGCGACCGACCCGAACTTGAACCCGGATCTGCCGGTGCCAGGCGAACAGCACCCGGTCCGCGGCGAGTTGATCCTCCGCGAGCGAAGGCCGACGCCGCTGTCGACGAAGCTCGTACAGATCGAGCTGATCTATCGCCGCCGCGACGAAGGCCAGCCGCCGCCGCCGACTGGCAGCAACTCGGTCATCCAGGGCTCGACGAGTCTCGATCAGATCACGACGCAGAACGATCGAGCGGAGCCGCCGGCACAGATCACGGTCGAGCACGACGGCGTCACGCAGGGCGGCGAGATCAGCGTGCAGGTGCCGCGGACCCAACTGTCGTTTACGCGGGAGGAGCAGAGCTCAACCCCTGGACTGCGAGGTCTCAACAATGTCGGCCGCGTCAACTTGGAGACGTTCCAGGGCTTGCCGCCGGGGACGTGGCTGTGCATGGACATCTCCTTCGAGCTTCTCGTGCCTGGGTCCACCGTCGCGCCGATCGTCCCGTCGACGTGGCGGTTCACATACCGATTCAAGTTCGACCCCGAGGGCCATGACCCCGCCGTCGTCTTCATCGACCCGGAGACGGGCCAGCCGCCGCCGGGGCTGATCGAGGATGAAGGATTCAAGACAGTGCCGTATTACCAGTCCGCCGACTTCAATTTGCTTGAACTATGAGCCGACACCCGGAACAGATCATCAGGCGCGGCGAGACGTTCACCGGCAGGAAACTGTTGGAGGCGTTCGATGCAGTGAACGGGAAGGCGATCGGCGGCCGCGGTGTTGAGATCACAACCGGCGGCGGCGCCGATGGCGGCGCCTACATCTCCGAGACTGGACGCAAGCCGCAGCGGCGCGTCAGCTACCCCGTCCAGCTCGCGGGCAACGTCGTGATGACGCCGAACGTGTGGGCCTACGCTTGGAGCGAGGTCGTCCGAAACACGGAATGGGAGATCCGGGCGAAGGGCCGGACCAATCTCAACCGCGGTATGGCGATGAACCTGGCCGAGTACGGCAACACAGGCGAAGGCATCGAGATGAACGGCATCGACGTGGACGAGCTGCCGGACGGGTTCTTCATCGCACCGTTGCCGGCCGGTCGCGTGCTGCTGCTGACAGAGGTCACGGTCGCAGCCGGAGACGCCAAAGAGTTCTGGCTCGACATGAACAACGCAGTACAGGGGCAGTGCCAATGAGCTTCGCCCCGTTCTGGTGCTGCTGCGACGAGGAGTGCTTCCACGAGTTCAAGCCGTGCCCGGAGCGGGACGGGTGCGAGCAGCCGATCCCGCCGCAGATCATCGCGCCACCACCACCGAGCCCGCCGATCGGACCCACGCCTCCGCCAGGATTCAAGCCGCGACCGCCCGGCGCCGGTGGCGGCTCGGGCCTGTGGTATCTGCCCTGCGCGATCGAGCCGCCGCCGGTCGCGGGCCAGGTCTATCGCGTCGTCAACGCCGACGCGGACTTTTGTTTTACCTACCTCCGCGACGTTGACGAGTTGCTGGGCCCGAAGCTCGCCGGGTTCGCGGTGATCGAGGACGACTGCGAGGCGTGCTGCGCGACGCCGAAGTGCTTTCACGAGTTCATTCCGTGCAGCATCGGGACACCGTCATGCCCGGCGCCGGAACCGGAAACCCAGCACTATCTCAGTTGCCAGATCGACCCGCCGCCGATCCTGTTTCAGACCTACCGGATCGACGATCAGTGTTGGATCTACATTCAAGACGTGGACGTGCCGTCCGAGAACATCCTGAACGGGCCGGCGGAGTTGGAGGTGTCGTGCTTCCCGTGCTGTGAGAAGATCGTCCCCTGCTGGAAGCTGGCGACCCCGTGTGCATGTTCGCAAGACCCGCTAACGGATCTGCACGTCCGGTGCGTGAATGTCACCGAGGACATCGTCTTCGAGTTCGACGGAGAGTGCTACGAGGTTGGCCCCGCGTCACCGGAGACGATGGTCGAGCCGGCGAACGTCGCCACCCCGAGTCAGCTTCACGACGACTGCGAGACGTGCTGCGACGAGACATTTGGCGATTGCGATCAGTGCACCCCGGCCAACTGTCCCGATCTGATTCAGACGGTGCGCACGCCTCAGATCGTGTACGCGGGCTGCGGCTGCGTGCTCAATTCCGAAGACAGGCCGGCATTCAATCCGTACCGATGCGGCAACGGAGCAAACGGTCTGCACGTCGAGTGCTTCCCGCCACCAAACGGCGAGTGTACGAGTTGCTCCAATCCACCAATCTTCCGAGTGGGATGGAGGTTGGTGGAGGACTCCTGCATCCCCGGATCGCACTGGCTGATCCAAACCTCGATTGAGTACAGCGAGCAGTCGCCGGATTGCCAGCAGTCAAACGGCGTCGCGGCCGAGTACACGAAGCCGACATCGAACTGCCCGGCAGGAACCTACTCATTCGATAATGCTACGCTCGATCTACAGACATCCGAGACTGAGTGCTGCGTTCAGATCGGTCAGTCTGTCATTGCGAGCTATGGCTCTATGGAGTTGATGACGTGAGCGCGCAGCGGTTTCGCAAGTATGGCGTGTCGTTTCGGCAGGGATGCGAGATCATCGACGCGCAGTTCGTGGTCGGCTTCGACGGCGACGAGCCCCTCCTCCGGTTCGTCACGAATCCAGTGGCGAGAGCGGCAACGCAGACCGAGATCGGACCGGCTGCATCTGAGTGTCGTCCGGTTGACATTGCGGCCCCGCCAACGAACTGCGGCTGCCGCGGCGAGAAGACGAATCACTGGCTCGGCTGCCGCTGGCAGGGCCGGCCCTGGCCGCTGCGGTGGCGGTGGCGGTGGCCGCACCTGCTCTACGTGGACGAGCCCGGATGCGGCTGCATCATCAAGCTCAAGGCGTTCTGGCAGGTGGCCCGGAACCTGCGCCGGGGACTGCGGGAGGCGAGCCGAGCATGAGCACGACGCTGAGCATGCACGCGACGAACCTGTCGACCGACTGGCTGCCGGTCGGCCAGGCGACGCTGCTGTCCGTCTCGGTCAAGATCGGCTCCAGCTTCGCGTGGGGCTCGGCCGTGATCGAGCTTCAGCACTCATTCGAGATCGGGCTCGACGAGCTCGACCGCGACCGCGAGAACGCGCAGAGCTTCAGCCCGGCCGTGACGCTGACCACGAGCACGACGTACGTCCGGAACGTGCCGATCGCGAACGCGGGCAACATCCGCTTGAAGGTGACGACAGCAGACGGTGGGGCGGACCCGCAGTCGATCGTCTCGATGGTGATGCGATGACGCGACTGCCCGCATCGCTGCCGAGCGAGATCGTCACGCACCCGGCGAAGGTGCCGAGCGACTGGATCACACCCGGCGGCAACACGTCGCACAAGCTCGACGAGCTGGGCATCACCCGGACCGTGATCGTGTCAGGCACCGAGCCGACGACGAAGGTAGACGGCATGCTCTGGCTCGACACGAGCACAGTAGGAGCAGGAACATTGAGCGACTTCTACACCGAGGTTCAGAAGGGGAACATCACCGGGCACTCGCTCGTTCACAAGTTCGGCAGAAACGACGTCGTGCCGAATGGGTCCTGGGAGATGGTGTCGCTTCTCAGTGTGCCGACCGCGTTCAGGTCGTCGGCGTCCACGGTGCGGATCAAGGCCGGCGGCAACGCGGCTGATACTGCGGCCGGGGCCGGCGCACGCGAGGTCACCGTCGTCGGGATCGACACGACGCTTGCTGAGGTATCAGAGACGATCGCCACGGCTGGCGCGGGCGCATCGGCGGCGACGACCGCGTCGTTCTGGCGCACGTACCGGGCCTATGTCTCGTCGAACGGAACCTACGGGGCCGCGAACACGGCCGCGATCACGATCGAGGACAGCGGCGGTGCGGCCGACATGATCACGATCGGCGTCGAGGAAGGGCAGAGCCAGCACGGGGCCTACACGATCCCGACCGGGAAGACGGGCTACTTCCTGCACGCGACCGTCACAGTGGACGCGAGTAAGGCGGCGGATGTGAAGTTCTGCAAGCGAGAGAGCTTCAACGATGCGACGGCCCCGATGGAGGCGACGCGGCTCATCACATACTGGGATGGGCTGACCGGCGTCCTGGACTTCTCGCCGAAGTCGCCCGGCGGTGCGCTACCGGCTCTCACCGATGTCTGGTTCGAGGCGAGCGGCTCCGGTGCTGCGACCGAGGTGTCCGTCGACTTTGAGATTCTGTTAGTGGACGACTGATGACGCTACTCAAGGTCTACAACGCGGCGACGAGTACCTGGTGCGAGATCCCATGCGCGGGACAAGCGATCGACGCGAGCAACATCGGCTACACCCCGAACAACCTGCCGGACTGGGCCGGTGCCGCAGACCCGGGCGACGTCGACGACGCGCTCGATCAGATCAAGGCCAAGTGTCCGTACATCCTGGAGCGGAACACGACCGGCGCGGAGATCGTCAGCAGCAACACAGAGACGAGTCTCGTCAGCTTCACGATCCCGGCGAACACGCTCGGCACGACGCGGATGGCGCGGTTCCTGGCATGGGGCAAGTACACGAACAACACCGGCTCCAATCGCACGATGAACCTCGTGATGAAGCTGGGCAGTACGACGCTCTACAAAGACGGCGTGGTAAACGTCCCCACCAGCACGCTGCCGCGCGCGTGGCGGTGCATGTTCGATGTCGTGAGCATGGGCGCAACGAACGCACAGGAGGCGTCGGGATGGATGGGGCTATCACAGACCGGGGCGTCGGTGGGCGAGGGCGACTTCGACACGCCTTTCGCGTTCGGCCCGATGGTCTCCGATTCCGCAACGGTCGTGGAAGATACCACGGGGGCGCTCGTGCTGGACATGCGAACGCAGCACAACCAGAACAACGCTGCTCTCAGCATCAGTTTCGACTATGCACACCTGGAGATCGTCTGATGTCGCTGGCGGACAAGGCGCAGAACTTCCTGACGAACCACGGCTACGCCGAAGATCAGGTGGACAGCGTCTCGACCGGTCGCCGGCGGCAGCTCTACGACTGGCCGTGGGCTGAGTTCCTCGTGGCTGCGGACACGATCCCGAACCCGCAGCTACCCGACGTGAAGCCATCGCTGCGTCTGCACATCGACACCGACGACGGCCCGATCGCGGCCAAGTGGAACACCGGACAAGAACGGTTCATCATCGAGTCATCGCCGGAGCTGGGCTATCCGAGCCTGGACGCTTCGGATCTACTGAGATAGGGAGGCCAGACATGGGCCAGGTACTATGGGAAGGCGGCACGACGGCGGTGGCGCAGGTCGACACCGTCACGCTGAACGACGACACGAACGACGCCGAG